AATGGCGTTATATTTAGATCAGTACCTGCTGTAGAGGATATTGTGTTTCCATTTATGTTTAGGTTATCTACTTGTAAAGCAGTTAAAGTTCCAAGACTTGTGATATTACCTTGTGCTGCTGTTTGTATTGTGCCTGTTAGATTACCTGCAACATTTCCTTCAAGATTAGCCACTAAGGTTGCTACTGCATAGCCAGTTCCTGAAGTGTTGACAGTAGTAGTTGGCTCTGCTTGTAATAATTCAAATAACTTGAACTTACCACTATCATTTTGATCTCTAAATAAACCTGCAAACTGATTAGCCGAGCCTGAAGCTCTATATTGACCATAGAAGCCTATATCTAATGAGTTAGATGTATTGTCTTTAGCTAATTTAATTAATGGGTCAGTGACATGAAGTTCGTTAGTATCTGTAGTTGTTGTAGTTCCGTTTACAGTTAAATTTCCTGAGATGATGACGTTATCAGGTAAACCAATATTGACTGTTCTGTTTTCACCACCTGAATTAGTAACTTCAATTTCATTACTGCTTCCTGTGATTGCTGCTACATAATTACCAGTAGTATCTGTTCCAAGAGCCACGCTGTTAGCAGCGATTGTTGTACTTAGCGTTATGTTGCCTGTTCCGTCAAAACTTACGCCTGAAGCAGTTACATCACCTGATAAAGCTATTGTACGAGCAGTTGCTAGAGCTGTTGCAGTCGCTGATAAGCCTACAGCTATATTCGCAGTACCATCAAACGAAGTACCACCGATTGTACGAGCTGTAGCTAAAGCAGTTGTTGTTGCTGAATTACCACTAGTGTTTTGATTACCTGCTGTATTAACACCAGCAAGATTAATATTAGAAGTTCCATTAAAACTAACTCCACCAATAGTTCTTGCAGTTTGTAATGCTGTGGCTGTACTTGAATTACCAACTAAAGCTGCTGTGACTTGATTGAACACAACATTATCACCTGTAGCAACAGATTGACCTATTGCAAGGGTTACGCCATTACCTGAAGCTGTACTTGTAACACCAGTGCCACCAAGTAAAGATAAAGTTTCTGAATCTAGGTCTATAGCAATAGTTGCTGAACCATCCGTAATGTCTAAATCTTGAGCAGTAATATTAGCATCTACATAAGTTTTTATAGCTTTAGCTGAAGCAATAGTTGTATCAGTTGACGCTACACTTGATAGATCAATATCTAATACGCCTGATTTAAGATTATCTAATTCTATGTTTGATACAGTATTGTTATCTACATTAATTGTTTTATTAGTAAGTGTTTGACTACCTACTAATGTTGCTACTGTATTGTCAATAGCAAAAGTAACTCCATTACCTGAAGCTGTGGAATCTATACCTGTTCCACCTAATAAAGAAAGCGTTTCACTATCTAGGTCAATTGCTATGTTAGTAGAGCCATCAGTTACATCTAGGTCTTGTGCTGTGATGTTAGCGTCTACATAAGCCTTGATTGATTGCTGTGATGCAACTTTAGTAGCTGAGTTAGAAGATAAGTCATCTTCATCTAAAAACGCACTACCTGAAAGACCAGTATTCAGTACACCATTATTAACAACTGGTGCTGTTAAGGTTTTATTCGTTAATGTTGCTGTTGTGCCTGAGAAATATGTATCTAGCCTTGTTACAGCTATTTGTTTCATAGTTCCACTGTCGTTAACTATAAATTGGTCTGCATCTACTAAAACAACAGAAGAAGCACTGGTATTTCCATCTAAAACATTGATCTCTGTACCTGTTGTTGTAATTGCAACAGAACCATTAAGTTTAGGGGTAGTAAGTGTCTTATTAGTTAGTGTCTGTGTTCCTGTAAGCGTTGTGACAGTGCTATCTATAGCAAGTGTTATATTGTTACCACTTAGGCTAGAGGTTAAGCCTGTGCCACCTAAGATTCCAAATACTTCTGAATCTAAATCAATAGCACCACTATTCGTTCCGTCTGTAATGTCTAAATCTTCGGCTGTTAGCTTAGTATCTACATAGGCTTTAATTGATTGCTGTGAAGCAACCTTATTAGCACTATTAGAAGCAAAATCATCTTCGTCTAAGAAAGCACTTCCTGATATTGATGTATTTAATAAAGGAGTCGTTAATGCAGGGCTTGTTAGCGTTTTATTGGTTAGAGTCTGTGTACCTGTAAGAGTTACTACAGTTGCATCTATATTAAAGGTAACACCAGTGCCACTAGCAACAGAGCTGATACCAACCCCACCTAGTAAGCCTAATGTTTCGTCATTAATCCTTACATCTATCTGATTACCGCTATCATCAATAATATCTAGGTCTTGGACTGTATTATTATCGTCTACATACTTCTTAATACTTTGTTGAGTAGCTAGAGCAGTAGCACTATCAGAAACCATGTTATCTTCATCAAGAATTGAGGTAACAGTTACATTCGCACCATTTAATCTTAGGTTGTAAATGTTCTGTGTTATTGATTGTGATGAACTTAGCGTTGAAGCTGTCCATGTAGAAGTACCATTGTTATATATAAGAACAGCACCATTATCACTTGCACCTGCTGTATTAGAGGAATCAACCTCTTTACCCATAATAGTACTAGGACCTGCAAGACCCTGAGTACCAACAGTTGTTACTGATATACCACTAGTGCTAGTGATAGTAATTTGATTAACTGAACTGGTACTAGTTACAGTTATAGCATCTACAGAACTCATGTGCTTATGTTCCTTCTAATGCTGTAAGTGCCTTCTATCAACCTTGAAACAATACCACCACCACTTGTGATCTCTAGATCAAAAACACCATCATCAGGCGTTAGATTAGCTGTAGCTGTAGCAGTAATTAATAAGGTAACTGTTCCTGCTGAACCACCTAAAGCAATACCACCATTAGCAGTAGTTAGGGATATTATTGATGAATCTGCGTCAGGAGTCTCTTTGAAATCCATTTGCCCACTTGAATAACCTGAAAGGTTAATTAATGTATTTGATGAATCGTATAGCGTGAGAGTCTGACCAAATGTAGCTCCCTGCTCTATTATAAAATGATGATATCCTGCACTCATGAAAACTTCCTATAAATTGCATGGTATCTACCATTAAGCGTCTGCTGTATTAATCATACCAAAGAATTAATTAAGATGCTTTCTTTGTAGATTTTTTCTTAGTAGTTTTCTTCGGTGCTATTCCACCTTCGTACGCTTCGTTGACATCAGGTGTTGAAAGATCATCTGCTTTTAATTGACCTTTTTCGTTTCTTGCTCTTTTTACTTCTTTGATTTCTGCTTCAACCTGTACAGTTTCTTCAACAGAATCAACCTTCACTTCCATAGCCCATCCGTTCTCTACAAAAGTATCCATTAAACTTTGTTCCCAAACAGCATTACATTCTAGTATGTCATTAGCTTCATACAGCTTTGACTCTGAACCATATTCATTACCAGTAGCAGTTTTTTGCGTGAGTATTTTATATTTTCTTGCCATTTCTAATTCCTAAATAAAAGGGGAGATATCTATCCCCCCTATAGTTCAATTACACGTTGTGAATAACATTACTTGCAGGAGCATGTAAAGGAGACCCTTTAACAATTACGCCTGAAATTGGTGTTCCAGTTGAGTGAGTTCCAGATTTTGCAAGAATCATTCTTACATATCTTTTTCCACCAACATAACCAATCTGCCATTCTCCACCTGTAGTTCCTGGATTTCCGCCAGTAGTACCATCAAGTATCAAAAATACACCTTGACCTGCAATAGTTCCATTCACGATATCAACTTGGTCTGCTTTAGTCCAAGTTGAGTTGTCATCAGAATGTTCTAGAGCAACAGTAAAGTATAAATTAGCAGCTAAAGTATCACCTTCAGCACCAACAGTTACAACAGCAGTAGCACTATCAAAGCCTTGTAAATCTACAGTAGTGCCATTAGCACCAGTAGTTTTAACAGCATTAATAAGTGTATTACTAACTGAAATATTATGTGATAAGTCTTTCATAATTAATACTCCTTAATTAAGTTGAACATTTAAGTTTAGCGATAGCTTCAGGAAGAATCACCTGTCCACCAACTCTTCTTCTAGCAATGTATCTTACATTACCAGTAGTAGCTTGAGTGAAAGGGTCTCTTAGAACAGCTAAAGATACTCTGTCTACGATCATATATCCACGTCTGAAGTCACCAAACGCAACAGGAAAAGTTCCTGCACCTTCGGATGGCATATCAGTAGCTTCAACATAGCTTTGCCCTAGTATAGAGTTAGTAACTCCACCAGTTAGCATCATTCCTGCTTGGAACACATATTGTCCTGCAGTGTCTTTAAGTTTTCTTATTTTAGCTAATGTAGTTCTGTTAAAAACAAAAGTTCCATTGTTTGAATAAGGATTCTTAATTGAATGTACAAGCGATATAAGTCCATCAGCAGTAATTTCGTCTGCGTCACCTGAATTTACAGAACTAACACTTGCGTTAGTCATAAATCCTTCAGGTTTGCCTACAGCATTACCATTAACGAATGCAGTTCCTTCAGCTTTAGCGAATTGCTCACTAAACTCTGATTGCATTTCAGCTTCTAGATTGAATACTGAGTCTTCTAAATCTTGCTCAGAGATATCTACTAGAGCATATTGCTCATGTGCAGGTATTTCTTCAAGACCAACAGTGTAACCTGCTGTTTCAGACCTAGTACCAGTTTCAGCGACCCACTGTGCAGCGAATTGACCAGTTCTTTTAGGAACTTGGATACTTCTGCTACTTGTGCTTCTTAATCTAGCAATACTTCTGATAGGTGAAATTTCAGTTACTGTCTTCAGTAGCTCTCTCACATATTCAGGGGGTGCTAAATAACCACCAGTGTTATCGTTACTTACTGTCAATGCTTTTCTTTCTGCACCATCAAGACCTTCCAGTCCTTTTCTGCAATATGAATCAAAAGCGTTTAAGTAATCATCAACTTGCTTAGACTCAAAACCTGAATTCGGTCTTGTTACTACAGTTTGTAGTTCAGCCATTTGCGACTTGATTTCTTCAGCGTTTTTTTGTGCAACAGTAAGTTTTTGATTCATGTCCTCGTAAGAATCCATTTTGGCTTCTAACTTAGTCATTTTCTCATCTACATACGCTGTACTTTCGCCTTTTTCTATGCTGTCTAATCTTTCATCATTTACTTTCTTAAATTCGTTGAAAGTTTGACCTAGATCAGAGATAGCATTTTTTATATCTTCCGACATAATAATCTCCTAAGATTTAAGGGTTAAAGTTAAGTTCTTTATGGCATCTACCAATTCAGCACTCGTGTCAACCTCTCGTTGAACAAATACATCTGTGACTGCTTTTGCAGCCATCTTGGATTCTGAACGAGAAAGATTGAAAGCATCACGCATCCCTTTTTCCCACTCTCTTATAGAAATCTCTTGACCCTTCACTGAACGCACAGTTGCCTGTGGATTCATTGGGAAAGTAACAAGGCTGACTTCCATTAAGTCTACTTCTTTAATAATACGTTTATTAGCACGTCTATCATAAGAAACTTCTGAAGGGTTTATCTTAAAGCCTATTGAAAGACCATCTAATGCACCCATTTTTAATAATTCGTATGCTTCTGCTCCTGCCTGAGTTTTAAGAGCCAGTCTGCCCTTAACAACTAAGCCATGATCATCTTCTCTGATTTCGTCAAAGACTCCGATTGGCATATCTGATTTGTGTTGGTATAAAAGTTTTACACCTTTGTT